GCCCAGGTAGAAAACACCTGCTTCAATGAGTTAAGGCTTTGCTCTATTGCGTTTATTTTGCCTACAAGCTTATTAATATCAGACAAATAGCTATTTTTGGCAGCGCCATTAAATTTTATTTCATTTTCGGCCATTGATAGCGACATATTTTTCACTATAATTTCGGCCTTGGCTGATATGTCATCAAGCACACAACTTAAATTTTGACCTCTATAAACGATTTTATCAATCTCATTAAACACAATTGCGATAAATCGTTCCTGGCTATTACCTTCTGGCATACAAAATATTCTTGAGCCTAATTTTGGCACAAGCAATAAATGATTGTCTTTATTGTCAAGCACGCTTTTAAGCCTTGGCTGATACGTAAATTCATTATGCATAACGTCAACAATTCCTTTACTTTCGGCCTCTTCATTTTTTGTAACTTCGCCTGTAAATGCTCCAGTTATCCTACCGTTAATTAATAGCAGTAGCGCCTGCACTAATTCGCCTTCAGGAATCATAACTTTGCTCCCATTTTTACATTTTGCTTAAGCCCATTATTAGTACTGAAGCTATAATTTACGCCTTCGTTAAAATAGCTACCAGTAGTTTCCTGCTTGTAATTTTCATTTTTATAATTTACGGACCCGCCTGGCTCAGAAAAAGGAATAAACCATAGCTCCACTGAGCCTTTAAAGCCATTAAAACTATACCTGGCAAGTTCCTCTTTTGCCATTGTTTTTAAAGCCTCTTTATCCGTTACATTATATTTGTAAAAAGTCATAGTGGAACCGCCTTCGATACCTTCCACAACCTTTATTTCTTCGCCACTTTCTTTTTTACCAACCACAGTTACTTGCAACGGATTAGCGTCAGCGTACTGGTAACTTGTTTGATTTTTAAATATATTTCTGCCATAAATAGCATTTATTTTGCCTTTAGTATTCATCTGTTTACCACCAGCAAACAACTCCTTTCCGTCAAAGTAACATGTCAATCCCATTGTTTCTTTTAGCTTGGCTAAGGCGCCAGCGGCATTACCTTTATACTTAAACACATCAATTTTAGCATTAACAATATTCAGGCTCAGGCTAAGACCCCCTGAATTTGGCAGCAAAAGGCTACAAAGCTCTTTTACTGTAATGTCTTTTTTGTCAATTAGCACGGGATTTTTTCTAAGCAAGTAAACTGCATCCTCTACTGTTATTTTAACAGAATCTGAAGGGTCTATATTTGTTATATATCCCTCAAAAATTACATGAATAAGGTGCTCTTTGTAACCAGCTTCAATTTTAATCGTGTCACCAGTTTTAATTCTGTCATCAACCATTATCTTTTCACGTCCCTTTTCCCCTGTTAACATGCCCCTAAGCGGAAGTTCAACTTTTCCGGTCGCGGATAGGTTGTTGACGTTTTTCTCAATTTCAAAGCTTTTGCAGCCTTTAAATTTCAAATTACCAATGGTTATATTTATAACTGGCGTAAGCACTATTCTCCTTTTAACTGTTCTACTTCTATAACCGCGTCGCTCAAGGCTTCAATATCATAAAGCTGAATGCCTGGGCTTTTGCTTAGCTCATGAAGTTTCATTTTTTTAATTACTATATAGTCAAAGAGGCCGTAGCTAATTTCGCAACTAAATTCCTGCGCCTCGTTAGGTTTCCATATTCTATTTTTCCACAAGTCAAGCTGCTCCTGGGGGTATTCTTTTTGGTTCCTGTTAACCAGGGCGCCAACGATATTAATCTTATAATCACCATAATTAATGAACTCTTTTATTGAGCCTGCATATGTTCCGCCGCCAATTTCGTTTGTTACAATCTTCTTTTCCCCCTCAAATGTCACCATTGGCTGTATTGTAATATTTGTGCCGTCATCCTTTCCACCACCTAATAATATATCACCAATCCAAACAGGCATTATAACAGGCTGGCCGTACATATTACTTCCACCTTTAACAAGACTTTTCACAAAGTCAATTCTGCCAGAGGCTTGCTTTATTTTGTAATCAGGTAGCTGGCTAATTCCAATTGGGAAGGGGAGCCCCTTATAACTTGCCACAGCAGTATATATATCTTTTAAGTCAAATTCTGTCATATTACATTTGATTAGCACTGTTTATTATTCTCATCCATTGCTCGTTAACAATGCCGCGTATTTCGGATATGCTGTTTTTTATTGCATCAACTTCCCCCTTCACATCCATATAAATCTCTGACAGCTTATCAACTTTTATATTGATAACCTTTTGTTGTGATCCTCCTGAAATAATATTTTCGCTTGGCGCGGAGTCAATAACAGATGTCTTTCCTTTAAAATTTCCGTAAGAGCTTTCTGGCTTTTCCTTAATTAGGCTGGCCGCTTTATCTGCAAGCCTGGTATTGTCATTTACAATTTTTGTTAGTTTAGCAAGCGACAGCCCGGTTTGGTCAACTGGCATTGAGTTAATTTTTGTTTTTAACTCTCTTAGCCTGGCATCTTCCTGAATGGTTAAGCCATAAACGGGAACTCCGTTAACAACTTTAGTCCCCTCCCTTTTCTTTACAAGCTCGCTATACTCTTTAAATTCAGGGCTGCTTTTTGCTTTAGACTGTAGATTGCTTATCATGTCCTCGGCTTTAGACTTTCTTTCTAGCGCCGATTCTTTTATTTGCACAAGTTGCCTTTGGCTTGTACTCTTAAAACCAAGTTTACCAAAGTCTCTTTCCGTATCCGCAACAAGTCCCTTACTTTCCTCTTTAATTAATTGCGACTCTATTGATGCCTGGTTTAAATTATTTTGTGCGTTTGCCGCCTCCTGGGTTCTATCCCGAAACAAACTAACTGCCGTAATAACTGCTGTTAACCCTGACAGTAATAGGCCTAAAGGATTTGCTTTTATTGCTGTATTAAATACTCTTGTTGCAACTGCTGCCCCCCTTGTTGCCGCTACATATCCCCATTTTGCCAATGTTGCCATTGATGTAATGGACTGGCTCAACCTCATTCCAGCGCTATAAGCAAGAGTAGCCGCCTTCAGCACCAGAAGCCCTTTGCCTAATGCTATAATTGTATTTTTATGATCCTTTACCCACATCAGACCACTTCTTAAAAGCAAAATTGTTTTTTGAAGCGACAGCCCTACTTGTTTAGCGTCCATGCTTCTAACAAATAATGTGGCTTCTTTTGTTATTTGTCTAAGAGATGGGCCTATTTCGTCGTAAATGCTTAAAGCAAATTCCTGGCTTGTACTTTTTAAAATCTGGAAGTCCCCGGCCAAATTATCCAGCTTAGTATCAGCCATTCTTTGGGCTGTTCCCTTGGCGTTATCAAGTTCTCCTGTCCAGTATCTTATTTTATCAGCGCCCTCAGAAAGCAAGATATTCATTTCCTGAATAGCCTCAGCGCCAAACAAAGTAGCAATAGCACCTTGCTTTTGCTTGTCAGTCATTCCCTGCGTTTTGGCATTTACCTGCTCTATCATTCCAGCCATTCCAACAAAGTGCCCTTTTGCATCAAAGAAATCAAGCCCTAAATTTTTCATTACGGCATTCATTTCTTTCGTTGGTTTTGTAAGCCTTACGATACTGGTTCCTAGCGCCCTGGTAGCTAATGAGCCTTTTAATCCATTATTTGCTAAAAGCCCAATTGTCGCGTTACTTTCTGAAAGCGAAATTTTAAGCGCGGCGGCTGTGGGGCCAAAATAATTCATGGCGTCTGCCGCTTCCTCAATATTGGTATTGAATCGGCTTTGAGTAAATGCCAGCTGATCAACCACAATATTAGTATCCTTCGCCTTCATTCTGTATTGGCTTAGAATATTAGTGGCAATATCGGCACTTCTGGCAAGTCCAAGACTGCCGGCTGCTGCCAGATTAAGAGTAGATGGAAGCGCCTGTATTTGTTCTTTTGCTTTGTAACCTGCTAAAGCAAGATAGCCCATTGCATCTGCGCTCTCACTTGCTGTAAAAGCAGTTGTTGCCCCGGCATCCCTGGCAGCTTTTGTAAGACCAACCATTTCTGATTTTGTGGCATTACTCAGCGCCTGAACATTAGACATGCTTTTTTCAAAGCTCGCCCCGGTTCCTACCAGCCCGGCAGCTAAAGCCCCGGTAGTAAGTGTTAACCCAAAACCAGCTATGGTACTTCTTAATTTGCTAAAAACGCGTGTGGAGGACTGGGCCTTTCTTTCAAGTTTAGAAAAGCCCGCCTCTGCATTTGTGCCAACTCCGCGTAGCGATGTATTAACGCCTTCAACTCCGCCTTTTAGACTTGTAAATCTACCCTTTGCGTCTCTGCCAACTTTAGTTAAAGAAATGTCGGCCTTCTCAGCATTGTTTGACAGCTGAGTTAAAACTGCATTTCCGTTGGTATCAACTTTTATAAGGTAATTATATCCCGAGTCCATCTAATACGGATTTTTCTTTTTCTTTATTGCGGATATCTTCAAGCGTTGCTATTTTTATTGCCCACTCGCCATCTGATAGCGAGTCTGGGTCCGAGCAAATTCCGTGATATTGGAGAAGCGTATTATAATAGGTCAACGAACCTTCCTGTACGACTTCTTTTCGAGCCTTGTCTAACAGCTTCCCCAGTTCACGTTTTTTGTTTCCACTAAGTTGTATAGGCAGAATGAAGCAACTGCCATATATGTTTCAATTTCTTCGAGTATTTCTTCTAATGTAATCTGTCCGCCCAGGTAACAATCGACCATTAGCTTTTCGGCTTTTTTATATGAGTCGATTTTTCCGTCTTCATTTATTGATAAGTTTTCGGCAGCAGACATTTCCTGCCTGGTAGGTGTTCTAAAATATACAACTTTACCTGGTATGTATTTTATTACGTCCTTCCCATCTTTTTTTTCGGTTGTTTCTTCAGCTCCTATTTCAAGAAACTTTACTTTTTTATACTTGTTGGTCCAGGCAC